TTGAATATTTTGTTACAGTTGAATATGATACATGTCGATTTAACATTGGCATAGATTCATCTTTTGTAATAGATGTTCTTCTAAGCATCATTATAGGTAATTGAATTTTACCTTTTATATCTCTAAATATCCCTTCTCTTCTAGCACCATTCCATCTTTCAGAATTACCATAAACAACAGGAATTTTTATAACATTACCATCACCTTCTGTTAAAGTTGGTAAAGCAACATCTTCTAAATAAGTCATCATAGCATAATCAATATCAAAAAGAGATACTGATTGTTTAACATCAGATTTTTCAGATTTAATTTGATGAGCTCTATTTAGATTTTCTCTTATTGGGTTTTTAGCCATAGCTTAGTTATTTTACTCTTTGTTCTATGTTTAAATCTGATTTTCTACTCATAAATGCAGTACATACTATACTATAATTATTTGCCGGCTGTCCTCCTAAAAATTGAACCTCATTTGTATTATCAATTTCATAGTAAGATTGGTCAAAGAAAATCATATCACCAATTTCAGGATATATTCCTTTCTCTTCACAAGTTAATTTATCTATTTTAAAAGTAATTGTTTGTGAGCTATCTGGACCAAATCCTTCATATGATATACCTTCGGGTTCTTTATCAATTATACAATACATTTCAACACCAGGATACCAAGTCTTATTTAAGGATTCACCATAAATGTTAACTTTACTTTCGTAAGTATTTACTTTAAACAATACAATAGCGGTTTGGATGATAGTATCAACCAACTCTCTACTTATACTTCTAAAAAAATCAATATCTCTGGCTAATACAAATTTTGGCATATTATCCTATGTATAATTTTAAAGGAACTTTTCTTAACATTTCTTGATGATGATTGGATTCATGTGTTTTATTTTCCATCACATTTTTTCTGCTCATCTCTTCTAGGTTTTCTCTTAATTGTGTCATCAACATATCTTTCTCTACTTGCGCGTCTGCTCTCAATGCTGCCCCATCTAAGGATACTTCTCCATCTGGTATAGGTACTGAACTATATTTTTCTCTAATCGCTCCTAAGAGTTCTTTTGACAATGCTAATGTATACTTTCTAATCCATTGTTTACCAACATCGTTGATATTTGAATACTGAATGAAATCATATGGAATATCAGAATAATCAGAAAGTGAGTCCGACTGAATAGTTTGTGAATTATGTTCAAACTCATCTCTACTTATATACTCAAAGTATATTTTAGCAGGAGTTGCACTCGTTGGTATAGGAAAAATTTGTAATTTATTATTTACTATATTAAATGAATGTTGTGATTTACGAATTGTATCATTAAATTCAATTGCTTGTATTCTTAATATATCTTCGTATAAAGGCATCAATAAAAACTGAGCTGCTGGAGAATATTGTCCAAATCCAAACTCATCCATTAAATTCAATGTACCCTGTGCTCCAACTGAATATGGGTCGAAGAACCTACTAATCGCAGGTGTTGGGTCGTGAAATACTCTTGTAACATCAATTGTAGATGAGCCAGTAAATAATGTTGCAAATGAAGATGATGTTTCGGCATCAACCGCTTGATTCATTAAATCGTACATCTGAACAGATGCTGTTATATTAATGTATGCCTTTTTAATAGAGGTTTCCCCACCCACTCCTGCCAATGTTCCGTATTGTTGTGACATACGAACCGCAGTTGGCATAAATGAACCATCTACAAGAGTTTGTGAAAAGTTTGCAACTCTACCCTTTGGTTGCCCTCTAAGAATATCTAAGTTATTTCTAAGATTAAACTGATTTATTTGAGCGGAATATTCGGAAACAGATTCTTCAAAGCAAGCCCATATTTGAGAATTATCTAATTCAATATTAACAATTGGATATCCCAATCGTTTTGCTACCCAAACTGCTGTTTTTGGAGCATCACTTCTAAAATCCGAATCGGAGTCATACAATCCAAATGGAGTTGCTTCCGCTGATGCTGATGCTGATAAGAATGCGGATGCCGTTGAACCCGACCAATATGTGTTTACAGACATAGTGAAAATTTATAGTTTTACTACTATAAATATAGAAATAAAAAAAGAGGAGATATTTCTATCCCCTCTTTTAAAAATCGTTTTGTACTTACTAAGATAATCTAACTTTAACTGTACCGGTAGTATGATACAATCCACCAATTGCAACACCAGCTGATGCTGCAGCCCCATCATTTGCAAAACTACCAGTAATATATCCAAATGAAGTATTTGCCATTTTGGTTGCAATACTACCACTCAATGAGGTAATACTACTGCTAACACTACCACTCAATGATACTCTAGCAGCGTTTGATGCAGAAATATCTGTATCAGTTGCTAATCCATTACCATCTAATGTTGTTTGAAGTTGAGAAGCGTTAACATATCCCATTTGCCCACCTTCTGTTTTTGCAATTAATTGAGTACCCGATACACTATCAAAAGTAGGTAACTCATATGCTTGAAAAATTACATTTGCCATTTTATTTTATTTTAATTTGTTGTACCAATAAATATAAATTTTAATTATAATGATATAAAAAAAGAGGAGATATTTCTATCCCCTCTTTTAATTTTATTACTCTAATCCGTTAAAATTACAAAGTGTTTAAACCTTCAACTACTACTTTACCGTAGAATTCAGGTCTTACAATTTTCTTAGCGTAACGAGTCATAACTCCTCTTCTTGGAGTGAAGTTAACTGGGTCGTACACTAAAGGAGTCATAATCAATGGTACATAAGGTGCGTAAACTGCTCCAGTCTCGAAGAAGTTAGAACCTTTGAAACCTAATAAGATTACATTCTCAGTCATGTAAGGGTTTTTGTAAACATCGTATCTATTAGAGATTTGTCCAATGTTAGTTACACCAGCTGCAAATTGTAAAGCGTCTTTACCAGGATTTGCTGAGAAACCATTCATTGATTCTAAAATAGTTGCAACATTTGGAGAACATACTACGAAGTTTGCTCCACCTCTCATTGTCAATTGGTGAATCTTGTTAGATACCTTTTGTAATTTGATACCTAAAGTTTGATACCAAGTGCTTTTTACATATGCTGAAGCAGCTGCTGCGTTAGCATCGATTTGGAATGCACCTGCTGCTGCGTTATAATCATAACCAACTCTTGCAGACCAATAGTCAGTTGTGAAAGCGTTAGCTTGTAACATTTCTAAGATTTCTAAGTCGATTTCTAAAGAGATGTACTCAGATAACATTTGAGTTAACTCAGCTTCTGCATCGATTGAATGGTATGCATTCAAATCTTGCGCTAATTCAGGAGTCCAAACTGCTTTCAACTTACGAGTCTTAGCAACGATTGGTTCTGATTTCAATTCTAATTCAATTTCAGGAATACCTAAATCTGCACCAGTTCTATCTTCAAAATCACCTCTATTAGCCGCTGTAGGTTGTGTGTGGTAAGATAAAGTAGCTACACCAGCTGCAACACCACCTGCGTTACCAGAACCGATGAATACGATATCAGAACCACTTACTTTAGTATACTGAGGTAAATATGCGTTAGCAGTGATTGAACCAGATTGAACTAATTCAAATGCTCTAACACCATTTAAGTCTGCAGCTTCTGGAGCTGCTACTGTAACTTTCTTCAAAGTACCAGCTGCTACTGATGCTGATAAATCTGCATCGAAGTTAACATCTGACCAAGAAGCTGATGCTACAGTCGCGGTTAAAGCTACTGAAGTATCGTTGATAGTGTATCCGAAACGACCTGCTCCGTATAAACCACCTGTTGTAGCTTGAGTAGAACCTAATTTATTTCCTGCTGGAGATAAAGAATCTTTACCAAACTCACCACCTGTACCAAACAAAGAAGAACCAGAGAAATCTGGATTACCTGCTTGTGCAGTTGAATATTTGAAATCCATGTAGAAAATCAAACCTGAAGGTAAGTTCATTGGTTGAACTGAAACGAATTCTTTAGCTGCAATAGAACCGAAGATTCTTCTTACTAAAGGTAACGCTACACCAGCCCACTCTTCAGAACCTGCTGAAGCACCTGTCTTAGTTGATTCGTCCAATAATTGCTTAGCTTGGTTTTCTAATAACACAGCCATACCGTGCTTATTTGTTTCCGTACCAGAATTCTCTAACAAACCTGTTTTTTCCCACTTTGCTTTCAAACCTCTAGTTTGCTCAAGCATAATGCTTTGTGGGTTAGCACCTGTCATTAATTTTTTTAAGTCCATTTTAAATGAATTTATTTTTTTTTGTTGTTAATTACTTAATAATACCTGCTAATTTTTTGAATCTTGCAGAGAAGTCAGCTGATTCAGCAATTACTTGCTTAGCTACTGCTTGTGCTGGCTTAGTAGATTTAACTGCTTTGCTAGCGATACCTTCTGTGATTGATTTTTTGTTAGCTTTTGATGTAGAAGAAGTGTATTTGAAATTCTCTGCTAATGTAGAGTAAACCAATTTAACTTCTCTTACTGATTTTGTTCTATCCAAAGTTTCGATAACTTTAACTTTCTGTTCGTTAGTCATGTTATGAGCTCTGAATAATTTGTTTGCGAATAATAACTTAGCGTTCAATAAGTTCACTTCGTTAATTGTTCTTTGTAATGATTTAATAGTCTTGTAAGCTTCTTGTAAATCTGCTTTCATTTCTTCAGCATCTTCTTCTTCACCTTCTTCAACTTTTTCTTCATCACCTTTCATGTCCGCTTCCATTTCACGAAGAATTTCTTCTAAGTCGATAACTTTGTCATCTTCTTTATCAGTTTCTTCTTCTTCGTTAGTTACAACTACTTTGGGTGTATCTGATTTGTCAGTACCTGCTTCAGAACCATCAGCGTAATTTTCATTAGCTGCATCTTCTTCAGAACCTTCTTCATCACCTAATTGAGCTTCTAACTCTCTAATGATTGCGTCTAAATCCATGTCATCTTCTGTTTCTTCTTCAGATGCCATATCCATTTCATCATCTCCAGCTGCTGCAAACGGGTCTTCTTCTTCAGTTCCCATTTCCATACCAGCCATTGAATCTTCTTCAGACTCTTCACCTTCTAATTCTGCTAATCTCGCTTTTAATTCTGCGATTTCTGCATCCTTTTCAGATTCTTCATCTCCCATTCCCATATCATCTTCTTCGTTGATATCTGCTACTTTTTTGTAGTCGTCAACTTGTGCACCTGGCTCACCAGATGTAGTTTTAGTTGAACCGCCTTCAAATTCGGTATCAGCATCTAAAGAAGGAGTTGATGTAGAACTACCAATGTTTGATGAGTCTAATTCTTCATCCACTTTATCAGTTGCATCATCTTCCATTTCTGCTTCTGCTCTCAACTTTTGTGTTAAGATAGATTGTAGTCTTGGAGTAAATGCCTCTTCCAAAGCGATTTTTGCGTTTGCTAATGCAGTTTCTTTAACGGCTTTAGCATCGGCGATTGCTTCTTTCAATAATTTTGAATTTGCCATTTTGCTTTTTTCCTTGTTTTGATTGTGAAGTTATTTGTAGGAAACTCCAATAGAATTATGTTGATTGTTCGGTCACACCTTATAAAGAAGGGTATTCATTAATCAACTATTGCCTTTAATAAATCCTATATGAGATAGGAAAATTGAGAATAATTATATATTTTTTTTAGAAAA